GATATAACTAGATCATCCGGGGGTTACAGTGCCACAGCCAGAGCGGGTTGGGTATCCACTGTCTTGGCTGGTGTTCTCATTATGACCAACGGTGTTGATGACCCACAGTTCTGGGCATTAAGTTCTGGCGTACCCGCAGTAGGTACTAGAATGGCAGACTTGAGCAACTGGCCCGCCTCTACTGAATGTAAATCTATAAAGGCGTTTCGTTCCTTTCTGATTGCTCTTAATATATCAAAGTCTGGCACTAAGTATTCAAATCTAGTGAAGTGGTCACATGAAGCGGCCATACAAACTGTGCCATCCTCTTGGGATGAAACTTCGGCAACGATTGATGCTGGAGAATATGAACTTGCTGATTCAAAGGGGGCCATATTAGATGGACTTCCCCTGACAGACAAGTTTATGATTTATAAGGAGGACTCAATTTACCAGATGTCGTATGTGGGTACTCCATTTATCTTTGCATTTCGTCAATTATCGCCAACAATTGGCGCATTATCCACAAACTGTGTAGCGGAATTTGGAGATAAACATTTCATTTTTGGCAATGGTGATATCTATATTAACGATGGAATGAAGATTGAATCTATCCTCCCACATAAGATGAGAGATTATTTGTTTGGAAACATGAATGGTGATGAACATGAAAAAGCATTTGTGGTTCCAGATTATGGAAATACCGAGATGTGGGCTTGCTATGTATCATCTGGAAATACAACAAATGTACAGTGTGATAAAGCATTGGTTTGGAATTGGGCAAATCAAACATTCACAGAGCGTGATCTTCCAGAGACATCAATGATTGCATATGGGATTGAAGGTGATCCCTTATCCTCTGCATCATGGTCTGCTGATACATCTACATGGGCTAATAATTCATTGAATTGGAATACAGCGGGTGCATCTGCCTTCTCGAATACGGCTGGTAAATCTCTGGTAATGGCGTCTGCAACCGATACTAAAATGTATCGGCATGAAACCGGAAACACGAAGGATGGAACTAATATGACATCCTATATTGAAAGAACCGGAATAACTGTAGATGAGTCAGGACAGCCTAATGCTTCAACAGTGAAGAAGATTCTGTCTGTATGGCCTAAGATGTCATCCTCAGACGCGAATACTGTGAACGTCTATGTAGGCGCACAGATGTCAACAGAGGAAAGTATTACATGGGAAGGCCCATATACCTTTAATCCTGACTCACAATCAAAGGTTCCTGTCAGGGTAACCGGAAAATATATCGGTGTGAAATTTGAATCCACCGGAGATCAAACATGGAGATTGGACGGCTATGCTCTGGACGTTAAAAATGCAGGGAATAGAGGCTCCAAGATGAACTAATGGCTAAGCGTCTTGGCATGGGTTCTCAGTTTTGGAGGGATTACAGGGGCAGAGAAGCATATAGAAAAGCACATAAATTAGAAAGCCAAATAGTACAGGGTCTTTTGGCCGATCCAGAAGAATTAGAGCCGGGTCTTGGATTATCTACACCTTTATTGGATGTTCTTCCCGGAGGTAAAAGTATTGGGCTATTAGGCGGCGCAGTTCCTTTTGCAATTGGCGCAGCCAAGAAAGCAGCAAAACCAATAAAAGATGTTTTTCATGTCACCTTTGCTGACAAGGTTCCCGGCATAAGGGAAGGGGGATTAAGGCAATTTCAAACAAGCAACTGGGTGAAAGCAGGTACTCCCGGTGTTAGGTACAATGAGGATGCTGGATTATTTGCATGGGAAAACTCTAAAGATGCCCTGTATTGGGCTAAGAAGATGGAATTTGAATTTCCCGGAAAAGATATATCCATTTTAAGAATAAGGGGCGGTAAGCATTGGGGAGATGATCCAGCCGGGAAAGAGGCTTTCCAACGCGCTCTTGAAGGTAGGCCGTTGAGAAGTATGGAAAATATACCCGGCGAAGATGTAGTTAAGGAGTTTACAGTTTCAAAAGTACCGGGGGCGGGAACAATGGGAATTACTTTTGAGGAGTGGGTAGAGAGAATATCTAAAATGTTGGATTGGAAAGATTGATGGCTACTAATGTAGATAGAGTAGAGCGGTCTGTAACACACTATGAACCCGGCCCATTACCCGCAGACCCAGAGAGTCTGGGGTTATATCTTGTCACTGAACTAAAAAGACTGGGAGACATCCTATTAAACCAAGCAACATTCAGACTAGAGAGAACACATGAAGCACCGGCAAGACCCAGAACCGGAGACATCAGATTCGCCGATGGATCAGACTGGAATCCGGGATCGGGCGAAGGAATTTATTGGTACGGAACTTCTTGGAATAAGTTGTAAACTAATACACCCAGACAGTATCGCACTGATCTGGGATGAGGTAGAACCTCATATTGCACGTTGTACCCCTCACTCAGAGGGGGAATTAGATACAGATGATTTCTTTGATTACCTTGTAAATGCAGAAATGCAGTTATGGGTTGCGGTAGACAAAGAAATTATGGCTGTAATGATAACCCAAATAATCCCTTACCCTAAGAAAAAGGTTCTAAGGATTATTGCTATTGCCGGGGAAGATATGGGTCGTTGGTTTCATTTTCTCCCAGCTATAGAGGAATGGGCAATGGAACTGGGTTGTACTTCCCTGGAAGCCTGGGGCAGAAAAGGATGGTTGAAAGTATTACAAGATTGGAAATGTTCATACCACATACTAACAAAAGACCTAAAAGGTAGGATGCACTAGATGGCTACAAAAAGAGAAAGACGCGCCGCAAAAATTCGAGCACGAAATACTGCTATTGCGGAAGGCAGAACTGAAGACGCCAAAAAACTTGCCTCCCAAGCGAGAACCATAGCGAACAAAATGCGAGAAGAGTCTGATCGCGAGAAAGGCGAGCGCACTGTTTACACCGGTCCACTGACCAAAAAGGGCAGAGAGGAGCGTGGGTTGCCGGATATGACTAAGTGGCAAATAGCCAACCAAGGTCTGCTGGGTGCGCTTGGTGGAGATCGAGCACTCTTACGTCAGCAATTTACGCCAGAGATGCAAGCGGAGTACATGCGGACAGGAAAGATTCCAGAGGGTTTTGTTCCACGACAGCCTGTGGTTCCGAAGGTTCCTGCAGTTCCACAAGTCCCGACACCACAGTTAAACCCCGCACTTCTTGCCCCATTGCTTGCCGCTTCCCAATACGGCGGCGGTAGTGGCTACGGCGGCTATCCAGTTCTCGGAATGGGCGCACCTTCTGGTGCCAGTTACCCAGCCGCAGCAGAAGCTGCAGAGGGCTACGCAGGAGCATTGGGTTTCAACATAGGGCCAGAAGGAGGTCTTGTTTACCGACCGTGGGAAGCGCAAGCGTGGCAACAGTCCGGCATTGATCCCAACTTATGGAACGCACCCTTTGCCGGTGGTGGACTGCTTGGTGGTGGTTATCCCGGCGGTGGACAACCGGGTCGTGGACGACCGGGTACAGGTGGCCCAATCACGATACCTGGCGGGGATACGGCAGTTTCAACAAGTCCAACCGCTCGTAAGGATTGGTGGCCTAACGGCGCAACTAATGACCAGATGGCAACTTGGATGAACCAGACTGGTGGTTCTCCTCTGGATTGGGCGAATTCTCTGTATACATTAGATGAACAGAAAACAGGATTCAGTAATCTAGCGAAGTACGGAAACATATGGGGTGATGTCGGAGATAGGGCGCGTGATGTATCTGCTACATCGCAGGATTATCAACCTTTAACGACGCAAGACATTATCCCAACCTCTCGATATTACGGAGCAGAACCCGGAAGATCTTGGGTGCCGCCGGTAACTACCCAAGCAGTAGCACCAATTACACCAGGCGCATTTGGGCCAAGTGCAGAAGCATTAGCAGCCGCCCAAGCAGCCGCAGCACGAACCCCTTATTCCTATACGCCGCCAACTATGGCCGGGCCTATCCCGGTTCCAAGCGTATACACAGCACCATCGTGGGCACAGACCGGACTTTTGCCGCCAACCACTTCGGGTTTTGTATCTGATTTTTAAGAGGAAATAATTATGGCAGGTGGAGCAAGAACAACAACTACAGAACCGTGGGCAGCACAAGAACCTTATTTAACTCAAGGGTTTGAACAAGCTGCAAATCTATATAACAGATTTGGTGGTGAAGGTGCGCCTTATTATGGTGGACCAACTCTTGCTGGCCCAGACCCGACGACGCAGGTAGCCCAACGAGCAAAAATTGGTTATGGCCTCGGGCCAAGACCACAAGCATTACAAGGCGCGGCGGAAGCAGGGATGGTCAGGGGGTTATCTGGCGCGGTGAATACTCAAGTCCTAGATCCTATGGTTCAATCCTACCAACAGCAGATGATGCAAAAACTGCAAGGGGAAACATTACCAGGGATTAGGGAAAGTCTGGTGGATTACAACCCCGGTGGTTCAGCACGGGGGAATGTTATTCAGGCGAATGCAATTGCTGCTGCTC